GATTGGTGTCCCGTCGCCGGGGACGTACCCGAAGACCAGGTGCCACCCGTAGAGCCGAGCAGCAGCGCATTGCCTTCAGCGCAAAGAAAGAGCGCCGAGTCGCCGCTGGTTTGGTTCGTGCAAGCAATCAAACCAGCGCCCGCTGGAAAGCCCGAAGACGCCCCATTGGCGATTGTTAAGGAATTGCCTGATCCATCCATCATCCAATTTGTATTAGGGCTTGTGGTAACAACTACGGGGCCAGTGACTGTAAGACTATTAGAGTGAAGGCCCTTGGCAGTGAAGTTTCCAGAGAGGTCCAGGGTGGCCAAAGTCGCGTAAGATGGCCCTCGGAAGAGGTAGGAACCCCCGGAGTCCCATACGTCGAATACCAAAATATTTGACGATGCGTAAAAAAGATCTGCGCCGTAAGTGCCAGGCGTGAAGGTCCCCGATGAATTGGGGAGTTCTATGCTGAAGTTATTGTTGATGTTGATTCCGGGAAACGTGGTTGCCCCTAAGGTCGTGGGGATGTCCGCCGCCACAAGCGACCTCATAGCCGGAGCGCCCGTGGCCCCGGTTGGACTGGCCCACACAAGGTTCTGAACGAATTGATTGATCGTCATCAGAAGGCTCCGTGTTGCGAGGTGTAGACGGTACCAAGTTGTGTACTGTTCAGGACGGCTCCAAAGACGATGATCTCGCTTACGTAGCCGATGAATTGCTCGCCGCTTGAGGCATACCACGTGTCTGTGCCGCTCACCGTGGGGGAGAAAGCTGTGTTGGTCGCCGAGCCGCCGCTAACATTGTTGAGGTAGCATGTCGCGGTGAGAGCGTTCGAAGAGACACCAAGGGCCGAGGTGACCGAAAGTTGCTCAACGACGTTGGTGGTGATCTGTGACGTAAAATTACTAATTCCCACTCCGTCGCAGAAAAGGCTTACATAGTTGCTCGGGGCTATGGAAATAGAGAGACTGTTTCCATATACGGTATTCTGCGTGCCGATCAGAGACTGGTAGCCCGAGCCCGTCGAGGTCTGTTCGAAGGACATAGATACGGTAAAGGGTCCCGAGGCCAGAAGGCTAGCTGTGGTGGTAACCTGGGTCTCGAAACCACCTCGCACATAGAGGGCCGCCTTGCCGTCCGCGTTGGTTTGGAGGACGCCCCCAATGACGATCTGCGGCTGCTCATTGACGTTAGTCTGGACAAAGTTGTTTCCGTTCCCCGACTGATCGTACCACGTGGTGACCCATCCCCCGTTCGCGCCGACGAAGCTCAGGAGGGTGGCGGTGTCGAGAGTTCCCGCGACGAAGCCGATGTCCATGGTGGCGTTGTCAGAGTCGCGACGCACATTCATCGACTTGGTGGCGGCGGCTTTGAGTTGGCGCACTGAGTATGCTCCATTTGCCGCCACGCCAAGACTGTCGAGGAGATAGGTTCCCGACGGGGCCGTCCCGGCGTTAAAGACAAGAACCGAGAGTTGGGCAAGGTCGGCGATGACTCCCGCAGCCGTCTCCACACCCACATCTACGTAAGTTGTCGTTTGACCGTAGCCAGAAGTGGAGTCAATATTGATGATCGGTAAGACTGGGCCGACTTCAGTTGGAAATCTTCCAGCAAACGCCAACCCATAATAGGTGTTCGACAAGGGGGCAGTAAAGTTAACTCGATACCGACCGACACCTGTATACGTGATAGAACTGACATTGGTAGCATATTGGATAGTTACCGCTCCACCGGAGATTGTAGCCGTGCAAGCCGCAGCCGGACTAAAGCTACTTCCACCGACTGAACTAATGACACCACTAGCAATAGTAATAGTGGTTCCGTCCGGCTTCACCAAACCAAGATTGCTGGTCGTGGCTGTGGGAACGGAAATTACCCCAGAGGTGACATCAACAGTGGCTCCGTCCGGTTTGACGACACCGTATACCGTTGATGTTGCAACTGGCAATGCAGGAGCACCATCAGATCGCATAAAAGTGGGCGCGGAACCCGCAATTGGGGCCGTGGAGGCGGTGGCCGTGGGGGTGGCACCAACCGGACTAACTTCATAATACACCCCACCATAGCTCCGCCATTCAGTGTACGGGTTGGTGCTAATGTTGAAGTAGGTTGTACCATCCGGGTCACCAGTGGTTGTCGGAACCCCAGTACCAAAATTAACAGTGGTAATTAGGTCACTGTTATTACGGTTTGTATTCCACCGACGCTGGAACTCGGGGCTGGGTCTTCCTTGACCATCGGTAATCGGAATGCGCCAGTCGAGAGGTCCAGTGTCAGTTACATTAGCCATTAGACTGCTCGATACCGCTGTCGGCACCATTACCGATTGTCAGCACCACGTCCGCCCCATCGAGGCGAATTGGGCCACCATAGTCCGTAATCCGGAACACCCGACCAGGGGCGGAGAACGACCCAAGAGCGTTCCAGATTAGGAGTTGAGTGCTTGTGTCCGTCATGGTAATTGGCATTTCCGCGCTGTACGTCACACCGTTGTCATCACTAAAAGCCAATGTAATTGGTTGCACTTCCGTCGCTTCGTCCGCCACTGAAGCGGTTAGCGTAAAGTTTGCCACACCGATTGCATTGCGGGTTCGGGTGGGCACACCCCCGGTAACGACATGTTCAACCGGTCGAAAATCATCATCAAATGGTTGGGTCGGGTCAAGTTCCAGTAGAACCGGATAGAGACTATCTCCACCCATAATCCTGTTGTCCCACATGACCCCATTGGTAAAATTCATACCGTTGAAGCCTTGGGTCTGGAGATTCGACCACTCCTTGGTGGTTGTGTCGTACGCCCAGTCACCCTCAAGGCCGAGGGGAAGGACATAAAACCGGTGACCATCGAGGAAAAAAGTGTACGCAGTGGAACGGGGTTGGCTGGGGGTTGCCGTGGCGTACGCAGCTAACATACCAAATTGAGTTACTTTGCCAGTCACGTTAGTTAACCCCGCTGAGCTTGCCGCAAGAAAACCGGTTTGAGTAACCTCCACAGACTTGGTTGCGGGAGGCCCATAGGCAATTTCCGCCCCAAATTGGGTGGCCCTTGCCGATGGTTGACCGACCGACCCCGCGAGGACCCCAACCTGAGAAGCTAGTCCAGTAGTCATGCATTATGCCGTCCGATTGAGTTCTACTTTACCATTGAGAAGAGTTGCCGGAGTGATTGAGGAGCCAGTGTCGGGGTCCGTCTGGAAGATGTCTGGGTAGTAGCCCGCATTGGTTGCCAACGCATGAGCCGATCCCGTTTCAGTTCCACCAAGACCACCAACAAGTACGTTAGTCAGAGTGCAAGTACCGCTGTCCGATTTGTACGCACGACACAACAGAGAGATGGCTGAGATGATCGTGGTGTTGGCTGGGGGTGCTTGAAGACTGAACGCACTGGGGCCGGGAATGTTAGAACCACCGCTAAGGGTTGTTCCGTTCCAGGTCGCAGTGGATGTGGACGAACATGCAATGCTGTTGCCCCCTGTACCAGCCGTTAGGGCTTGTACCTCAATCTGACCTGCGGGAAGTTGGATCGCACTGACGTTGTAGTTAGCCAGTGTTCCGGTTCCGTATTTAGTACCAATACCAGGGCCTTTGTTAATCGCATTGTAAAGGTTGAGAAGAGTGTTCTCAGCCGTGGTGTCGATCAGGACACTGTACGCACCCCCGAGAGTCGTGTTAAAGGTGTACACGGCGGCGGTGGACCCATTAGTGGTACCGACAGTAACTGTAGTCCCATTGGTCGGTTGTGTCGTCATCGTCAGGATCGCTGTGGCGGCCACGTACGAAGCGGACATAAAGGTGTTATCGTCTGGTGTTTGCTTGTTAACAGTGCTATAGTTACCCACTGTTGAACCATCAGACGGGACGAATTGAACCGCACCATTGGCAGCGGTCAGAGTCCTGGTGTATGAGCTTTCATCGACAATTGAGCTGTCATATCCCGCCAGCAGTACAACTTGAGACCAGTGAGTATCTAAACTGGCACCTCGAGGAAACGCCGCTGTGGGGACTGCAAAAGGTGCTGTGTAACGAGCATACCCATTGGTAAACCGCGTCTCATCGTACATACCGACAAGATAGGTGTTACTTACGAGACCCGATGTACCCCATTCCGCGCCCCAAGAAAAGACCTCGCTGCCCCCTCCAAAGAACGTTGCAGAACATGCAATCGGTAACCCAAGCTGAGCACCATTAACAAATAGAAGTAGTTCATTTGAGGCCCTCACTAAAGCAATATGATACCACTGGTTTAAATTAGGGGTAAACGGATATATAATCGGAGTGGTGATTGTGGACGACGTCCCGTCCGTACTGTAGTCAAACTGAAGCGAACTGTTGTTGAAGGATGACCCACCAAGGATCAACCTGTATGAACGCTTATTACCATTGACATCCCACCGACTGAAGATGGAGCTGTAGTTGGCCGCCCCGGGGAGTTGCTCAAATCTGACCCACGACTCAAGCGTAAAGTCAGACGAGCCGGTGTCCAGGGCTGTGGTACCCGCAGTGTAGACGGACGCCCCAGGGTTGGTGGGGGTCGTGCTGTTGGTTCCGAGGGTGGCACATGCCAGCGTCCCGGCTCCAAAAAGTTTGTAGTAATTTGGAGTCCAGCCCGCAGTTGCGGTGTCCGCATTAGCCATCAGAAGGGCAACACGACGATCCCCAAGCCAACTATTATTTACCGTACTAGTGTTATCTCGGATGAACAAATCATCATAATAGCGTTGCGGATAAGCCTGAGTACCATAATTGGCGTTAGTTGAAAACGCCAGAAAACTATTGGTGCTGGAGGTTAAACCAGTCACAGTCATAGCCGGGGTGTTGGTTGCTTGAGTATCGTCCACCCGAAGGGTAAAGGTATTCGTGGTATAGTTCATCGACAGTTCGATAAAATGCCACGTTTGAGCTCGAATAACGGGACCGGATGTGGACGCCACAACGGTACCACCACCAGTTACTAAACTTAGAGAACCAGTAGGGTTGATTTGAAGATAATATTGGACAACATTTAAACCATTACGAAAATCGCAGATGTTAAAAGCGGTGCCAGGGGGAAGAAAGTCTAGAGCAAACCCAAAACTGGCAAACATGACTGCCGGACTACCAGGAATGACAATTCGACCATTACCGGTAATTCCATCAGTAGTGTAGACCAAACAATAGTTACCGGTTCTGGCAGCACCCCAAGTGGGTACGCCAGGGTATTGAGACGGCATAATGGCAGACCATACACCATCAAGCATGTTGTTCTGGCCAGCCGTACCGGTTCCGTAGTGGTCGAACCCGTCAAGTAGTAGTGCTGTCATGGGGTTAGTCCGGCCTCTCTGCGGAGTTGCATTCTAATTCGTTCTTCGATCCCGTTATCGGAGATCCGGGTAACACCCCAGCCGCCATCAGTCTGGTCACCATATTGAGACCCAATGGAGTAAACCCGCCCGTCATCACCAACAATGAAAATGTTCTCATCGACCACAACAGGAGTTCCGTCCAAAGCTCCTCTAGCGTACACTCGACCCTCGATTGGGGCGAACGGCTGAAGAGAGTTACCGGTGGCGTACCAGTTTTCAAATGATTTGTCTCCAATGACACCGACTTGGTCTCCAATGGCCCGCAGACAAGAAATATTGTCCGGGCTGGATTCTTTGGAAGCAAAATTCAAGGGGTCGAGGGTGGTTTCTCCGGGGTTCAACCAGTAGAATTGCTGGGTGTTTGAAGCGGAAAACAGGATGTACGAACTGATTTGGGTGATTGAACTGGGGGTGACACCAAATGGCAGTGTGCAGCCGGTCAGGGCGTCAATACCACCATTCTGAAGGGTTCCTGCACCAAAAGAGGTGGCCGTACCGCCCGTGACAACAGTCGTAATAGAGTTTCCGCCCGTGCCCGCCGTGTTGGCGGTAAATAGAATACTGTGTGTCGGACTGTAGGTGTCACCGGCAGCCGCACTAACAAGTGTGTTTGGGCCCACAATGGTGGAACTATAGTCGGTTCCGGGGGTTCCACTGTCGTTAAAAGCCAGGATCATTTGACCCATCGGGTCCAAGACAGAGGTAACATTAGTCGGATTGACCACATATGGATGTGCCGAAGTACCCGCATCTGAGGCACTGAAAGTGGTTCCCCAGGTGTAGTACACCCCGCCGACTGCAATGGTGTCGACGTTATTGACAATTGTTCCCGTTTTGGTCAGTGTGCCCGTGGCAGCGGTTGTACCACTGTAATATTGTAGTAATAGGCCATCAATGATCCAAAGACGTTCGTACCCCTCCCCGCGCTGCCAAGCAACCTCAGGGTGGCCCGTACCATTAATCGTCCCAGAAATGGTCGTAATGGTACCGCCCTGGTTCATCCGGTAAAGGGTGTTACCACAGACAATAAACAGACTGTCACTAAACAAACCGGAAAGAGCGTACTGCCCTCTCATGGCCCCATAGCCAGCATAGGAGCCCTGGTTAAAGGTGTGGATCGGGGTGGTACCCGGACGACCTAGAACACTGGTTCCCTCCCGCAGGTTGGTCGGATTGGCTTCCAGCCAGCGGTTTAATAGGCGAACTTCAGGAGCTCCGGCGTACTCTCGCCTATAAGCACCTTTACCGAGGGGGACTGTGACCATCTAAGATCTCTTTCATATAGCGTACGGACCAGTGGCCGATTGGTTCAATCCCCATTTCACGAAGCTTGTTTTCAAGCTCTTTGCGGTCCAATACGGGTGGATCAGGAGGCGGTTCAAACTTGAGGCCCGGCTTTTTGACCCACCCGTAGGGGACTTCACTAGCGGCGTAAAAGATTTGGCTCTCACCGTAGGGACCATAAAACCAGCAAGGCCATTCAGCACTACGCAGCTTGGCTCCATTGGCTCTTTGTCTGGTCATCCGAAGGGGTATCCCGAATTAAAAAAGTCAGCAGGATCACCGTAAGTGGTGCCGGTTTGGCGACCAAAGTAACGGTAGAAGCTGTTGAGGAACAAAAGACCGTCTTCGGCGGGCATCTGAGTGTCGGACTGCTTATAGCGAGCGGAGAATTTCCTCATCGCTGATTTCAATGCTTCAACAGATGCGGGGTGGGCGATCTGCCCATAACGAGGATTTAGACGCATCGCCAACATGATGATGAACATGTCATCAAATTCGGGCGGCCACGGCATCAAACCCGTCTGAGACAGTGGGGTAACCGTTACCCAACCGCCTAGATCACCACGATAAAGCCACTCCTGGACGAGACCAGCCGTACTAAACACTTCGTCCGGTTCACCGTCGATATTACGACCGTTACCGTACACAGTGAGAGGATAGGTGTTAAAGTTATTGCTAACGTCGACAATTCCAAATCTGGCCCCATCGTGAGGACGAGGCGAAAGATTGATCGTTCCTGGGGCGGTAAGATTGCACATCACCCGCGTGTTCGGGGGAATAAAGATGTTACCAGGAAGAGAGTTTGACCACCAAGGATAGCCAGCCGGACTGGTAATGTCATTCTGACCAAGCGGCAAGACAGTCATATTCTCACCAGCTTCATTCCCAAGAACACCAGCAACAATGGTCGACAGAAGCGTAAAGGCTTCGGTGATCTGGTTGGCGCTAGGGGTCACTCCTAGTGGAATGAGGTTGGTCTCACGAAGAGCACTGGTGATAATCGACGTAACGGACGTGGAAGTGGTCATCGGTGACCCTAGTTCTGAAAGGTGTAGATACGAACCTTGTCAGTGGCGGAGTTGTTGATCCGAGCATAAATGTCAACGGACGAACCCGCAGTGCCACCCGCAAGGGTTGCCGCCGAGGCGGTCGCAGTGGTCGTACCGGCAGACAGTGTGTAGGAGTTCGGAGCGGTGCCGTAATTCTTTGCCGTAAGGGTCAGAACCGTGGCCGACGCACTAAAACCAATGACATTAAGAGCACTGTTACGCTGACCGTTAATTTCATTGGTCAGATCGCCAACAAGTTGCTGAAGAGTTAGAGCAAGTGTGCCTTGAATGTTGGTCTGGTTACCGGTTGCCCCGGACGCGACAAAAGTCCAGGTAACACCGTTAATGACGATGTTCTGGTTGGCGCTCGGGTTGGCAGTAAAAGTGAGAGTACCAGTGGCAAACACGCCGGGAGTACCACCAAGAGCACCGTTGGCCCAGAATTCAGCATCATTGGCGCGAACACCTTGTGCATTGAGGGCGGGAGGACCACCAGTTGCAACGGCGTAGTGAACCGGAATGTCTTCAGGAAAGTGCCGAACTGAGAAGAAACCAGCTACGGGGGCACTAACAACTCTGACCCAACCGTCCTGCGGGCCAACAGAGAAATTTGCAGTAAGAGCCATGTTATTAGTCTCCTAAGAAC